CGTCAGAGAGCGTCCATGCTCGTGTAAATGACCGTTGAGCCAGACCCTTGTGGAGATAATTGGTTTCCGTTTCTTTATCCTCTTTCTGACCTTCAATAAAAAGTTTACCATCTTGCGTGTAGACATAAACCTCCTTTTTCTTAAATCCAGCAAGTGCTAATTCTAGTTTAGATTCAACATTATTTACCTGAACTAGATTATAAGGAGGATAATTTGATGTAGTTTCGTGAAGATGGAATAGGCGATCAAAATACTCGTCCATGTTAATACTATTGCGAGTAATCTTTTCCATCAAAGCAGGAAGATCTGCAGCAGTATACCTTGTAAGGTTAGTCATTATGGTAGCTCCTTTAAAAGCGAGTTTGTGTTTTGTGGACCCTTACGGCATCCATTACTAATTATACAAGAAAGCATAAAAAAGGGAGTGTTGAACTCCCTACAAAATCATTCGGTTTCTTCCACTTTTTTCTTTTTAGAACCAATATTGTATTTGGTTTCCAGAATCCAATCACCTTTGTCCTTATAAGCAAGAACTTTGATTTGATTCAGGGGAGCGATGTCCTGTATTTTAGTTACATCTACAATCGTAATCAGACCCCAATCAGCAAGAAGTTGGGCAATACGATTACGACGCTGAACATCATTCACTGTCAGATTAGCGTGCTTACCATCAAGGGCAAACAATTCCTTAAAGTGAACCAGATAATATCTGCCTTGCTTATGAAGAATATGGCAAGACTGATAGATTTTCTTTTCCTTCCGTGATGCGACTCCAATACGGGTCAAAGTTTCACGCACTTTCAAAAAGTCATCAGGTTCGTTAAGAACCACTTCCACCATTTGATCGGGCGTCCACTTCACTTCAGGTTCTTGAACGACACTCATTTCTTTCCTCCAGTTTCAAATTTCGATTTAATAAAAGTAAGTTGTTCTTCTGTAAGAATCCTCAAAGCTTGTTTTGCCTTTTCATTACTATAACCATAGTAACGCTTAACATAATCAAGATCTTTGATTGTATCTTTGCGGAGCCAGGGAGAAAATCTCTTCTTTTTCCTCAGACTATTTAGCATAAAGTCATATTGTAGTTTCTTGGCGAGGAAATGATACTGGTTCATTTCATTTGCAAATAGCACCGAATCTAAATGTCCAGAGAAACAACGATTAATAATATAAGGAGGATATTCCTTCTCAAGTGAAGGATCTTCGTCAATCAGGTTCTCTTTCGTCTGATTGATACTGTTCAACCAATCCTTCAATTCCATAATTAAAAAGTAGTAGTTCTTTACGATTTTTTTGCTCACGCATATATTCGCCAACAGAACGCATTGTGTAAGTAAGGTCAAACTCGGCAGCGTTCCAGTTCTTAAACCGATCTTTGACAAGTTGGTCAGAATTATAACTTACCAACTGATCCATATTGTTAGCATCGCAGTCAGCAGCAAACTTATCGTGATCAAATCCTTTGTGCATTGATCCCTTACGCCCATAGAGGTTATCCTTAATATCATAAGGAGGATCGAGATACACAAAAGCACTAGTCTCTCCATCCAACAAATAGTCGTAGGAATAGTTAGTTATACGCCATTTTTCAATCAGTTTAGAATACGCAGGCAACTTTTCAATCCCTCGCATAGAGAAGTTGGAGACGCTTGCCTGTTGTGAAAATGATGAACTCTCTGTGAGACCACTGAAAGAGCACTTATTAACAACATAGAAAGCCACAGCACGATCAATGCTTGGCACATCTTGGTCATTGACTTTCTCCTTGGAGGAAAGGAATAAATCTTTTGCCAACTCTGGAGTATTATTTGCCGTCTTTAACTCTACCAACTTATCTTTCATATCAACCCCAAACATCTGCAGTTGCTGCCAGAAGTTTACAAGGGGTTCGTATAAATCATTCACCCAAATATCTAGGTTAGGATATTTCTTGGTGATATAAATCGCAACACTTCCTCCTCCAAGAAAGGGTTCACGAAACTCATCATAGTTGCGAAGGTCTGGAAAGTAAGGATCCATCTTGACGCAAGCACGGGACTTACCGCCAGGATACCTTAAGGCAGTTTTAAGACTCTTTTGACTGGTCATAATCTTTTGGGTGATACTTCAAATATTCAAAGAAGGTGAGTTTCATTTCCTTCTGGGTCATACCACAATGTTTTGCGGCAGCAGGTAGAGTCATTTTAGCACGAAACAATGCTTCGTTTGCTTCTTGGACATTTTCGGGTGTAGTCTTCACTCTTTCTTCTACCAACTTACTCTTATCAATTTTAAGGAGTCCCATCACTCAAACTCCCTAGAAGCATTAAACTTTTTTGCGGGTGGTGTATAAGGAGGAATTACTTCACAAGTCACACGAATATCCGTGCTTTTGGTTGCTTCTGCCATTTCACGGTAACCAGACCCAACATAAATCTGACCACCAACTACGGCAACTGCCATAGCACCCCAGAAAATATAATACCACTTGGACTTTACTTGATGTTGATTTTTCATTTGAACTCACACTCACACATAATTTCAGTTAGTGCTGCTAGGAGGTTAATTTCTTGGTCAGCCACGAACGCACATTGGTATTGATACTTAGCAATAACAAGAACGGCAGCAGGGATAGTTGCGGGAGAAAGGCAACTATAACAGGAGTCATAAATCCTGCGAAGTAGACTAGAAGCATCGTTGTCCAGGTTGGAGACCACCCACTTGCGGACTTCGGTGAAATTCTTTTCCTTGAGATGTTTAATGAGGTCATTTACAGAGATGTCAGAGAAAGAAGCAAGAATGCCAGAGTCGATTTCTCCCCCCACAGAGTACCTTTGGCATTCGTTGAGGACTCGTCGCCAGTCGGGGAAGTGTTTATTGATAAGCTCCGCAAGTACTCTTTGATCGAATCGGACGCCTTCCGCATCCAGGATGTCTTGTAGACGCTTGAAGAAGGATCCTGCCAGTGCGGTTTTTTCTTTCCCTTTGATTGAGAAGTCAACAACGGCACATCTGCTATGAAGGGGCTCGATGATCTTGTTCTTGTAGTTACAGGTGAAGATGAAGCGGCAGTTACCAGCAAACTCCTCAATAAACGCCCGTAGCAGGAGTTGTACATCGTTCCCCGTGTTATCTGCCTCATCAATGATGACGACTTTGTGTTTAGCATCTGACGAAAGCGATACGGTCGAAGCGAAGTTCTTCGCATTGTTTCTGACAGTATCGAGGAATCTACCCTCGTCGGATCCATTGATGACATAAACATCTACCCCCAGTTCGTTACAAAGTGCTTTAGCAACAGTGGTCTTGCCGATACCAGGAGGACCAGCAAGAAGCATATTAGGAATTTCGCCTTTATTTAGAAACTCCCTAAACATAGTCTTGGTAGACTCTGGGAGAATACAATCTTCAATCGTTTTGGGTCGATACTTTTCAACCCAAATAAAATCACTATTCATAATTAAGTCCAATCGGGTTTTTTCAAATAAGAACTAGGGACAATCTCCCACCATTCCTTTCCATCAAAAATATACAACTTGTGTGTATCTTTGTCAAGGAAAACATCACCTTTGTTATATGTCATACCCATTCAGGTTTACGCTCTGGCATACGCAAATAGTTATCAGCAACCCAAGGTTTGGATGCGATATACATTTTGTAAGCAGTGAATGTATCAATGCTGTCGTCATATTTCCATTCTTCAGGCATGGCACGAGCGAATGGAGTTACTTCTGTAATCTTCCCTCTTGGAAACAAATAGTATGCTTCCAAAAGTGTATTATAACACGAATGTGGTTTTCCATAACGAAGTTGAAATTCGTCACAGATATTCATGCCGTGCTTAATCAACCAGTAGGCATTGTCAATAGTTTTTGCTGCCCACTGTGTGCAGGGATGATTTCTAAATGCACCTTTTGATGTTGCATAAGGCATTCCATCTTTTTTGTGAAGTTCCCCATAGTTATGATACCAAGGAGAAGCAACAATAGAAAGCATTTGGCAACATTCAAGGGCCATCTTCGTTATATGACGGTCAGGAAGTACGATGGCACTCTCGGCGGGAAATGGGGAAGTTGCAAAGATGTTGATTGTAGGTTCCTCAACTCAATAATATCATATCACCCAAAGGTGCTGTCTGGTTCCAACGCGATGTAGTACTTAAGGTTGTAGCGAGTATTAGTGAACTGTGACAAAAGTTTAGAAGACACAACTACATCATAGGCACCAGGAATGATTTTGATGTTTTCCACTTTGAAGTTGAAAGTAAACTCTTGGTCGGTTTCACCAACAACAATGGCATATTCGTTAGAAGTATCGTTCTTCTTGTCACGCACAACCAGTTTGATTACACCTGCTTCACCAATCGCAGAAAGGTCTGGGAGTTGATAAACTGCTGCTGCCTTCACCAGTTTCTCCAAAGAAGCACTGTCAAGTTGGAAACAAACATCCTGTGAAGGGAGTTGAATATCTTTCTCGGGGGGAGAGATAATCACATTAGGATCGGCAAAGAAATACTTCACACGACGCTTACCTTCTTTGATGGAAAGATAAGAATCCTCTTTGAAATCAAGGTCAGGGTCCTGGTGAAGACTCAAACCATTAAGAAACTGATTGAGATCATAGATGGCAAAGTCACGGGGGAACTCTTCTGTGATATCTGCTTCGGCAAGAATATTCTTGGCAACAGAGATGGTGCGAAGACGAGTGCCCTGCTTCACAAGAATAGAGTTGTTAATACCTGCGAAGTTCTTAAGAATAGTCAGGGTGTTGTCAGAGAGTTTCATGTTGTTCATTGATTGTAGGTTTCACGGACGGCATTCTTATCATTAAAGTTCAAAAGAAGAACAGCATAATGAAGGATCTTCATAATGTCACGGCGGGCACTGCCCTTCTTGTCATAACGGGAAGCATACTTAAGGATGTTACTACGGCAGAATGCTTCACCATCACCACATGCTTCAATTAGGTCAAGCGTTTGAATCTTTTGATCTCCAGCAGAATAGTGTTGAGTATAAGTTCCACGGATATACTCAAGGAGTTCTTTTACGATTTCTTCTTCGTTATACTTCCAAGGAGTAGCGGGGGAATTGGGAATCATAGATTTTTTTTCAATTTCAATCATGTTATCAGAGTTCATAGTCATAGTGAACTCACTGTAAGGATATTCGTCCATAATAAGGGAAGGCACTTTTTTACCTTCCCCAATTATATCAGAAAGGTGCTTCGTGGTCAACGGGCATTTGGAAATCAGCATCCACTTTATCATAGAGTTCAAGGAATGCTTGCTTGGTTTCGTCATCAAAACGATTCACGCAAACTTGGATTGCCTTTGCCTTATCTTGGAAGATGCTGTAGGCACGGATGATGTGAACCAGGCGGCGGGTACTGATGATTTCCTCAATACCACCATCGTAGAAGGTCTTACGGATGATATCTGCCCAGTCCACCAGACGCTTACAGAACTGACGATCTTCCATACCCAGATCCAAAGCAATACCTTCAAGGATCTTCTGTTCAGTCGCAGGAGCAGGATAAGACTGCTCAAAGGTCACAGGGAAACGCTCAAGGAATGCTTCGTTAAGAACATTGGTGCCGATGAAGCGACCATCATCACTACCCTTGCCTTTGGTATTGGCAGTGGCAATCACATTGAAACCAGCAGCAGGTTTGACCCAGCGACCGATCTTCTTAAGGAATACACCCTTACCTTCAAGGATGGACTGGAGACACAGAATCTTGTTAGAAGCAAGATCAATCTCATCCAGCAGAAGAATGGCACCACGCTCAAGTGCCTCAATCACAGGACCATTGTGCCAGGCAGTGTTACCATCAACAAGACGAAAACCACCAATCAGGTCATCCTCATCAGTTTCAATCGTAATATTTACACGAATCAGTTCACGCTTGAGTTGGGCACACGCTTGCTCAACAGAGAAAGTTTTACCATTACCAGAGAGTCCCGTAATGAAAGTAGGATAGAAAAGACGGGACTCAATAATCTTGCGAACATCACCAAAGTTACCAAACTTGACGAAGGTATCATCTTTTTCAGGGATAAGATTTTGTTCAATAGCAGGAATAGCGGCAGGTGCCTTTACAACTTGTTCAAACTGCTCTCGTGCTTCTTGGATAGTCAGGTTCCACTTACCACGACTAGTCTTGTAATCGTTGAGTTTATTAGTGACGGTCTGGTAGTTAGCACCGTTCATAGCACACCAGGCACGAATATCAGCAGCAGTCACGGACTCCCCATACACTGCTTGGAGAGAAGTGCGGATGTAGTCAGCGGAAATGGTCATTGAGTGGTTTTGTTTAACTGAAGTTATTATATACGAAAAAAGGGGTCACAAGGA